AAGCATCGCAAACCGCTACGAAGTGACATTCAATCACAAGGTAGAGCTGAAAGAAAGCCGAAGCATCAAGAAAAGCGAGTATTTCGATAACATCTACTACGTTACCGAGAACGCATTGAACAAGCTGAAAAAGCAATACTCATACGAGTGTGACTTGTAATAGATTTCGTGAGGCACACGCTAAACTGCACCGGACTTTGAACATTAAATAATTAAGAGATATGGATAAGAATTTGAAGGATGCTCTTTACGTTGAGCATGATGGCAAGATTGGCGTTTTAAGCTCAGATGAGCACAAGGTGGTATCGCAGATTATCGGTACGGACTTGACGCTTGTGTACGACAAGAAAGAGAGTAATACGTACCTTTTGATACCATTGACCCAAGCCCACAAGTTCGAGTGCAAGGGTAGCCACATCATTGTGGATGGCAAGCGGTTCGATTCGGACATCTTTTTTAGAAAGAATGGTTGCCAATGGATTCAGATGCAATCAAAAGAAATGCTATCAATGGTAGCGTAACAATATATAAGGTGAGGCACACCTGAGCAACTGCATATTATCTTTGATGTTTAACAATTAAATTCCGTGAATAAACTGAAAGAAGAAGTAATGTGCAGCAACGTGCCATAAGAGTTGGTCGTGTTGGTGGAGGCAGAAGTCCTCCATAGTAAAACAAACGTTAATGTTTTAAATAAAACACTAAAGCGTTTGCAAGTTAAAGAGAAAAGTATTAACTTTGCAACCGAAATAACAAGGTTGTGAAGTAGAGCGCACGACTGACTGATATTTGAGATAATTAATAATTTATATTAAACATATTATTTCAT